ATCTTGTAGCTCTGGCAAAATTTCTGCATTATCTTTAATTATCTTTTTAATAAAATTTGCAGATTTTTCATAATCTTGATACCTGGTTTCATCAAATAATTTCATACTTAAAGTGAGTGCTGGATTATATAGCGCCCTTTTTCTACTAAAAAAAGACCTGGCAAAATCTCCTTCTAACTTATCTTTATTTTCGTTTATGACATCCATTATTGGCTGCCATTGTTCTTCTAAGACTATAGCTTCAGACGTTGTTTTGTTATTTGTTTGTGTAAAATTATAAGCATCAATAAGATTTTTTTTAAAACCATCCTGGCCTTTTTTAATCCCTGGTCTATTTGCAAAAGTTTCTTTTGCAGAAAAAGCAAAACTCATCTTACTAATCCATAATACTCTATGGCATCAATAACCAATTCTGTTCCATCTGGATGCTGCACATAACGAAAATCTGCATCACCTTTTTCACCACGCCCAAATTTATAGACACCATTACCTATTGAATAAATGCCAATATCACCATCATTAATATCTTTAATTAATTTACTATCTAAAAATTTACCAGTTTGAGCCAGGATATTATCTGGTGTTAATTTCTCAAGCATATCTGAAAGCATATCTGCATTTAAAGATGATGGTATTAAAGTAGGAACATCATTAACTTCATCTATGCCGCCAGTACCTTGATTTGTTTTACCAAGAGCTAGCTGTAATGCTTGAACAACTAAATCATCATCAAGTTGATTTATACCAGCATCATTAGCTAGTTTTGTATAAATGAATTTTGCTATGGCCCTGGTTGAACCCTGGACAGAACTATCTAATTCTGTCAATGCTGGTCCTATAGTTTCAAGTATAGCAGCAGTTGCATCAGACGAATAACCGACTGGTGTTGCTCCATTCTTTATAAGCTCAAATCCTTCTAATGCTAAAGTTGCAGCTTTGATATTTTTAGTTTTAATCAAACCTCCAATGTGCGCAAAATCTGGCCCATTTTCATTTAGTTCAGTTAAAACATCTCCAGATTTACTACCAAATCCAGAATTTATAATTCCATAAACTGCGAGCTTTTCATCTATATCAGCATTTTGTAAATAAGTTGTAAGAGCTTTTGTTTCATCATCAGTAAAATATTTAATATCATTGCCATAAATAGCACTTACTTTAGAAGCTTGTTTTATTCTTACTGCAATTTGATCGCTAACATCTGTTGAAAAATCCATTGGCTTAAATTCAATAACACCAGTTTTAGCTGCAAAAGATAATGGATCAGTCTTTAGTTCAGTTTTCATATTCGTATAAAAACTTTTCATATCCTTTAATAAATCTGCTTCATACTCAGTATCAAGACCAACACCTTCAACACCATTTATGCCTTTTTTTTCAACATCAATAATATAGTTGTTTACTTGTGTGGGCGTGGATTTTTTTAATAATTTAAATATATCATTTTGTAGATTTAATCTTTTGACAAGCTCAACACCTTTGGGGAAACCCATATCATTAGCTTTTGTAGCAAAACCATTTATGATTGTTTCTGATACAGAACCACCTTTTTTAATAACATCATTAAGATCTTTAACATTTGACATAAACTCTTTTCGATCCAGTTTAATAGTTCTTTTGTCTGTGTTTATATCAACTTCGAAACTTCTTATAAGCTGTCTTATTTTTGCCTGGCCAAGTGATCTTGGAGGATTCTTTTTTAAATTAGCTATAAAACCTTCTTTTGTACTTAGATCATTTATTTGTTCAAAATCATTATAAATCTTACCTTCTGTTATAGTTGCCATCATTGAATTTTTGGCGCTTACAGCTTGTGTAGAACTATAATATTGAAGTCTTTTTAATTTATCGAATATGCCTTCCTTTTTGTTTGGTCCATCTCCAAATAATTCATTTAATGCAGCGTGTTTTTCAGCAGCGTTTCCGTATATTGAATCATATCTTAGTTGTTCAGCTCTTGATAAATGAGTAGCAGCCTGGTCATTTATCCTTCTATTTCTGCTGTTTGTTACTACGGAAACTCTTTTGTTAACATAATCAACCTCAGATTCATTTAAGTAATCTTTTTGCGCTACATCATTAGTAAAACTCTTTGATATTTTAAGTCTGGCTTTTTCAGCTTCTTTATCAAAGTATGTGTCTGCTTCGCTACTCGGCATAGTAAAGGATTTGTTTTTTATTTCTTCAAGCTCTTTATTAAATGAAACAATACCTTTTTGTTTTTGTGCTTCATAATCGTTTCTACGTTCAATCTCGTAAAACTGTAAACTTGTTTTCATAGCTTGATCGCCAAAGTTTGCCATAGCTTGTGATCCAGCAGACAAAGCACCTGGACTAGCTCGCACACTCATACTAATAGCGCCAGAACGATTTGATAATCTTGATTGAGATTTATATGTAGGAACTTTCATTAAACAGACTTTCCATATCGTGCATTAATTTGTGAGTAAGAAGAAGCGCCAGATAATAAACTACTGCCAGCTTTGAAATATGCAGCTCTCATTGCTGCTCTGCCATACATTCTATTTAAGTTTGCAGACATTCGCTCTTGAGTACCTTTTTCTTTTAATTCTGCTTTACCTACTTTGGCATTATATCGTCTGATAGCCACTTCTTCATCTGCTTCCTGGGCGTTAGCCAGGGCAACTTTTAATGGTGTTCCAGTATCAGCCATCCATCCATTAAATCTAAATGATTGTGATGTAGCTGCTTGCAAGTTGTCAAACTCACGCCTAAATCTACCAATCTCAACTTCTTCCATAAGAACAAGTTGTTCAGCATCTTGATCTGCAACTTGAGCGTTACGTTCATTGACTTGGGCGTTATAGTTGTAAGCTCGCTTTTGATCCTTACCAGCTTGGATAGATCCAGCTGCGCTAAATACTGCACTTGCTATCGCCGCTTCTACTGCCATTAAAAAACCCTCGCCATTCTATAATAATCTTGTCCATCTGGACCATATTTTTTCATAATACCTTCATGCTCAAAACCAAGAAATTCAGCAAATCTTTTTGCTTCTAGCCAATCAGATCTAACGCCAGCTTGCACTCTTACAAAGCCATTATCGTGAATCATTCTATCAAAGTTTTCTTTTATCAACTTGATAACACTAAGTTTTTTCTTAGGCATATTATCTGAAGCCACTATCCAAGCTTCACCAACTCCAGGCCATAAAGGTTTTATTCCAGCGCTTGCTATGACATAACCATCAATCAAACCAGTAAAAGCAAGTCCTGGTGCAAATAATCCATGAGCTATATCTTCAGCCATACCGAATGATTTTCTAGCCATCTTACTCATATCGCCATCTAAAATAGATTCAATATGTTCTGGCTTATAATCTACCATTATCATTGATCGAATGTTTGTAGCCTTGGGAATATTGCTAATACAGTTAATGGTAATGGTTGATCTTGCCGCACAAAGACAAAACCATCATTATCATAACCACCTCTAAACTCGACTTCCTTATCACCAGTAAACATTCCTAGTGCTTCCGACATATCATCTGCTGAAGATCTAAATGGTATCAGATCTATTTCCGCTTCTGAGCTACCCACCTTAACACCTACAGATCTATATAATCTTAATGTAATATTATTTATTCTTTTATTCTTGCCTTGTGATGTGCCTTCTGTTCCGCCAGCATCTATTCTCATAGTTTGCAATGTTGATTTATAATTAAATCCTATATGTGCTTTTTTAACAGACCTTGATAAAGCTATAGCGCCAGACGATACAGTTCTGTCTGGATGTGTTGCGCCATCTCCCAAGACAACAATCTTTTCACCTTCTAAATGTGTTAAACCAGATATAGATGTTGCTGCTGTGCCACTATATGTTAGGCCGCAATCAACAAAGTAAGCATCCTTTATATCTGTGCCAAACTCATAATTACTTAAATACTCTATATACCTTACTGTTGATCCATTAACAGTTCGCTTAACAATCATATAAAGATCATCTTCATCAGCTGTGCCAGGTATTGTAGCAATGGATTCAACCACAGCATTACCTTGATTTGTTGTTGTAAGCCTAGTTGGATCGCTAGTTTCTATTGTTGTGAAGCCAGTTGTTTCTGGATCTGTTTCTGTAATCGTGACAATAGCTGCTGAAGGATTTGCTACTGTAAAGTCTGGATGAGCGTTTATCCTGGTAAATATGTTATCGGCTGTTGTGTTGTTATTTGTATGCGGTCTAAAACCAAATGTTGTATCAGCTGGAGCAGAAGCACCAGCGGCTTCACTTACAAATGTAATCGTTTCTCCATTTGTCTTAGTTACTTTTATTGTTGTACCTACTGCTATATTTGCATAGTCAGACACAGTTATTGTTGCATCACCAAATCGACCACCTAAAATATGTTCGTGCCAGGCAACCACTTGTTCTTCTCGTCTATATGTCATACCGACTAGAAAACCATTAGTAAGCACACACCAAATCACATTATCTGGTTCTTGTTGCCAGGCCATTTCAACAATACCAGTTTCAGTAATATGTTCTGCAAGTATCGTTAAATCTGGTGCATTATAACTATCAGTATCAAAATTAAAGACTAACTCTCGTAATTTTCTTAAAGCTCGCTGAACAAATAATGTTACTGGTCCTACATTTATAGGCTGTATATCAGCTGTTCCATAACTCGCTTGTCGTTTTATTTGTGCATTAGTCGGACTTAATGGCTCGGCAGATCCACTAGCAGACACAGCAAATTCACCACCACTTGTACCAACAATTAAAACCCTGGATGATGCCAGGTATCTTATAACATTGACCTGGCTAGATCCTATCGTATAACTCAAAGCATCCGCAGCGTTAGTGCCATCTGCAAAATCTTCAAAATCACCAGCCACAGAAAAGAATACTGTTTGTGGTTGTGTTGATGTTCCAGCAAACACCAGGCGTTCTTCATAAAAACTTACACACGCTGGAAAACCAGTTGTTGTCGAAAACGCTCCCAGGCTAAAATCATCATCCGCTTCTAATTTACCAGCAACAGTAATTGACTCTGAAGCCGCTTCATTTACCACATCTACTGATGGTGCAAATAACATTGTATCGTCTGTCACCTGGACAAGTAATGCAGAACTATTATTGTTTGCAGACGTACCAGCTCCAGTAATGACAACCTTTTGTCCTACCTTAAAACCTTCTTTTACAAAGTTTCCAGCACTATCAACTATTCGATCATTATGTTCTAAGCCAGTAGCGCTTGGATCTCCTTCTGCAAAACTTAATGTTGTAGCAGTCATGCTAGGCATTAATTCAGTTCGACCAGCTGTGTTTTCTTGCACCGCCGCTGTTACAGTTGTGGCATTAGTAAACGCTGTTATCTTTGCAAAACCATCATGCAGCTTCACTAATCGACCAACATCTGTTGAAGCAAATAAATCAGCACTCGCTGATATTGTAACATTACCAGTTCTACCATTAGCGGTTAATGTTGTGGCTGTCGTATTAGGATCTTGCATAGGACCACGCCTAAAATCAACAGCAGTAATAGTCCATGCTGTGTGGCTTGTCCTGGTTATTTTATAAACTGGATGTGATGGATGTACTAGGTACATAACATCTGCGCTTTGTGTAAACTTGATTTGTGCGACTTGAGCTGAAGTGTAAACAGTTGTAACTTCTACAGCAGATCCGCTACTTTCTACAGTTCCGCCATCTTTGTGTATTCTAAAATATTCATTGCCAAATTCTAATATGTAGGCTTGTTCAACATTAAATTCAAAAGGTATTAATCTTGTTGCATTAGCGCTGGTTTTAACTGTGTTCACATAGATTGTGCCTGGTCTACGACTAGCACCACCATGAGGATGTATAGTAAAATTCTGCATGGTTTTAGAACCATTAAAATATTTACTAATATCAGTTCGGCCATCAAGCCTTGGTGATAGTTCGCCAGCAGTAAAGTTATTTAAGGTTGGTGAAGCCTTCGCCATTTATAATCTCGCATTAATAAATGTGTTTGCAGCTAGTACATCACTATCAGCAATACTAGATGTATTTGTTGTGTTGCCTTCTGTTGCATCAACAAACCTAGCTTCCGTTAGTTTGCTTCTGTATAATCCATTTAATGTTGTTGTAAGAGTAGCACTACCAACTAAGGCGTAAGCTATATCAGCCGCAACCGCCGCTTCTATTGTATTAATTAATAACTGATCGTATTGGTTTGGATCTATTATTCTACCAACAAAAACAAGATTGACTGTGCTTTCATCACATAAAAGTTTTCTGCCTTCGATCTCAAACTTAATTTCTGGATCTGAAAGCTTTAGCACTCGCAGACAAAATGGATCTGTCGGCAATGTGAATTGACTTGAATATGTAAAGCTAGGCGCTGTTGAATCAGCAGCAAGTGTTTGTCTGGATATTAAACAATTCCAGGGATGCGCTCTAAACACACTATCTCTAATAAATGAATATCTTTGATTACATATTCTACCAGCTTTACTATCTTCATTGAGTGCAAGGATAGTAGATGCGCCTATCATATTTAATGCTGAGTTACATATATCAACCGCAGAAGCCATAATAATTCCTATAAAAAAGGACAGCGCATCACTACGCTGTCCTGGTTGTTTAGTTTACAACGTATTCAATAATGAATGACATTGATCCAGCAGTACCACCAGTTGCATTAAATGTTACTGCAACATAGTAAAATCCGCCTGGATCAGATGAATCACCAGCATTGGTATAAACCTTATCACCACAAGTGGTAATATTAGCCGCTTCAAAACGAACATCTGTCATTGCTCCAGCATCAGCTACAGAGCTTGCAAAACAATCTTCGTCTTTAACAACACCAGCGCTTGTGTATAAGCCAACATTGAAAGTACAGCTGCCACCAAAAGTGTCAGTACCAATCTTCAATGAAGTTATACTAGCGCCAGTTGGGATTGGAGCGAGCATGACAATATCATTGTCTGTGCTATCTCCAGCGGCTAGTTCAAGTGTTCCTTGAGCAATACGAGTAACGCCAGTTAAAAGGCTGGCATCTGTCATTACTACTGGAGTAGCTTCAAAGTTTGAAACTAGAGTTGAGTCTAATGTAGTCATATCAAGTTCTCCCTTTAAGCTGATTCATCACAAAGGACAGAAACCACTTTAGCTTCTTCCATTCGTGTTGATCCAAATGTTGAACAATAAAAGACTTGAGTTGAGTAGGACTTGTCTGCTCTCTCATCAATCTTCGCCATAACGTCTTTTCCGACAGCAAGCTTAACTCCATCTTCAGCCCATGCAAAACAAGTTCTGATGTTAGAAGCCACAGCTAATCTTGTAGACATGATGAATTTAAAACCCATAAAAGTATCAACTTCACCTTGAACAAGAGCCTTGATGTTAGAAAAATCACTTGATGTTACTTGTGTTGTACCAAGTAAAGCTTCAACTTGCGCTGGAGCTACAGCAATATATCTAGCAATAGAAGGATCAACAGAACCTTCATCAAGAATCTTCTTTGCCTGGATAAGTTTTGCGACTGTTAAATCAGCTGATCCATGAGCAATAATATTGCCAGAAACCATATCTGTATCAGTAGCACCACTTGAACCAGTTTTTGAAGTTCCAGTAGCCGCAGCTATGATTGAATCATCCATAGCTCTACCCATAGCAGCAGCAGCCGCTTGAGCATAAGTTGATGTAGGATCAATCAACATCCTTACTTTGTCAGCATCATCAATAAGATCCGCCCACTCATAAGTGTCCATAGTTACCATTCGTCTTGAATGAGGTGTATCAAGAATCTGTGTGTCCTGGTGTCTGCTTGTACGCTTGACAGCCGCAACACTTCCAACTTGATCGAAAAATGCTTTCTCACCAGTTACAGATTCTTCTGAAACAGCACCACGAAGCAACGAGCCTTTTTGTTGCGACAATAACTGTACGTTAGAACTAAACTGATTAACGAAAGCGGTAGTGATTTGTGTACTCATTACACTCTCCGTAAGTTTAAGTTTAAGATTAAAACGCTACCTGGGGAATCCAGACGTAAGTTTATTTGGTTTTGCGAGGGCTGTTGCTTATCTCGACTACTTTGCTAGTGTTTTTTGCAGAAGGACCTTTCGGCTTATCTCCTTGATTACACCATTGCAAATACTTGTCAGCTCGTTCTAGCGGATCATCTATAATTCTTCCAGATCCAGTTTCGAGTACCATCCTCAAAACTTCGAGCCTAAATTCATTTTCATCCATTACACCATCTCCCTATACCTCATAGCTTCATCAACAAAGAAACTATGCTGTGGATGTTTGGCATCCCAATAAGGCGTGTTAGGCGCTGTTAGTTCTGTAAGCTTTTCTGAAGCTTCATTTGGTGATAACCCACCAGACGTTTTCACGCCAGCTAACGTATCTTCGCCCATTTTTTCTTTCATATATTGTCCAATATTAACCATTGTTTTGATAATTGCTGGATGATCGCCCAACTTCATACCATTACTAAGTGTTAAATCTTCAAATTCTTCTACTGGAATGGAGCTAAAATTTTCTAAAACACCTTTTCCAACAGCCATTCTATCGTCAAACGCTTGGCCATATTCTTTTTTTAGATCCAAAGCGACTGCATTTATTTCTTCTTCAGTAACATTTGACGTTTGTTGAACCTGGTTTCCGTTAAATTCGTTATATTTATTTAATAAATTCTGCGCCTGGTGCGGTAATAACCCTACTTCATGCGCTGTTTTCTTAAACCAATTAACCATATCACCATTTTCAGCTTGGCCTTCTGGTAATTTGTTTTCTAATTGATAATCTTCAGCGCTTGCTGGCCTACCAACTTTATCATAAAAACTGTTCCAATCATCTGATGTGGCAAATTTACCAGGCTTTACAACCTTGTCAGCACCTATCATTGATTGAGCGTTAACATAAGACTTAGCTAGTGATCCTACGTCATTAATTGTTTCTAAAGATTTATGACTTCTAATATCTTCTGGAATATCTGAGCGCCAATCATTCTGTACTGGCTGCGCAGACGGAGCTTGTCCAACATCAACTTGCGCTGGAGCTTCCGCTATCTGTGCTTCTTCACTCATGTTTCTACTATGTCCTCTCTCGTTCTAGGTTCTTGCAGCATTGATAATAAAAATAAGACTACAGTTCGCTGCCCTTCTCTGTAGGCTGTTTCGTTAGGATCTATTGAGAATGTCGATCCATTAATGTGATACCTGGCTTGCAGATCTTTCATAATCATCTGGCCATCTTCTGTGCTTAATGCTGTTTTATAAGCCGCTCTTAAATCTTCCATTTTCATTAAACAATACCTAAACCTTGCGCCGCTTTAAGAGCTGGTGCTGCATTACCAGCGGCTTCTGCTACTTGTTGTGCTTGTTGAAGTTCTTGTTGCTGTGCTTGTCTTTCAGCTCTTTGCTCTCGAATAGCAGCCACTTCTTCGTCACCTCTAACAGCTGTTGCTGGAACAGATAAAGCTCGTATCATATGTTTAGTTAATCCATCACTATCAACATAATCCATAATACCTCTATCAATTTGCATTATAGGACCTAGTAATTCAAATAATCTGATTGCGGATTGAACATCACCCATACGCTGTGCTTTAGCTAACGGACTTACATATTCAATATTAATATCATTATCCTGGATAAACTCTGGCGCATTTCTAAATAACTGTTTTTTAGCAAGTATATTATAAGTTCTTGTTATAAGCGGTTGTAGTAATTCAGCTTGCAATCTTCCTAATACTGGCCCTAGTAATCTCATCTTTTCTTCAGTACGCTGGACAACTTCTGTGGCTGTCATTTGTGGTCCTTGGCCTAGAATTAACTGGTCAACATAAAAAGCTGATTGTATAGCTTTCCTTCGCTGTTCTTCCATATTAAGACCTAAAGGATTGTTTGCGCCTATATTTAATGGCTCTATTCTATCTCTTGATCCAGATCTGTAAAAATTAAGACCGCCAGGAATAGTTCTTATGGGGAGGATAAAACCATCATCTGGAACAAGAAGTGGAGGATCAACTTGTTTTTGTGCGGCCCTAATCGTTACTTCAGACATTTTATTTAACATTTTAATGTCTGCTAATGCAGTCATGGCTGGAGATCGACCATAACCGATTTCATAACTTGCCTTTAAATATCGTGGAGCAAGATAAGGGAACTCATCAAAACCGCTTTCAGATAAAACCTTTTTTTCGTCTGCATCATAATAAACAGAAGCAAATGGTTTATTCACAGCATCTAACCTGGTTACATCAATATCATCTCTTGGATAGACTGCATGGACCAATTCAATTAATGAATAAGGATCTTGCTCGCTTTGTTTAACAACTCTTTGTGGTACAAGGTCAGCACCAAAACGATTAATAGCTGCTCGCATAGGCATTTTAAATTTACGGAATACTGTATCAACACGCCCATATTCATTTTCTGAAACGTAACATTCGCCAATATGCCTGGTGCTAAACCTCAATGAGCTTGGTGTAGGCTCGTCATCACCTTCAACAAACATGATGCCAGTACCAAAAGTAATTAGGTCATGGTATAATTCGTGTATTTGTTCTTGAAAATTAGAGCTGGCAAACTCTTGATACATAACATCTTCAACGCTTTCCAGCCATTCTTTAGCTTCGTCATTGCCATCTAAGACTAAATCACCAAATCTAAGACTAAACCATTTAGTGCTAGGATTAGTAAGCATCCCATGCAATGAAGCCGACATAAGTTCTGCTGCATGAATGGCTGTACCATCAAAGATAAGTTCAGTACGTTTATCACCTGGAGATCTAACTTTATTTATATCCGCTTTTCTTGGCACAACAAAGTCTGCTATTTCTTGCCAATGAGATTCCCAGGTCACTCTTTGCGCAGCTAGACTGCCAAATCGTTCATTGAGTAATCGTGCTAAATCATCTGAAGCCATTTATAATCCTAATAAAGTTTTTCTACGAATAGGCGCACCACCAACAATGCCTTGTGCTGATGTTAAAATTGTACCTTTTGATCGGCCACGCTTTCTATCTTCTTCTTCTTCTTCATCACCAGCTCTAACAACATCTCTTGGATTGTTTGTGCCAGAAGCATCATCTGCTGGTGGATCTGTTACGCCGCCACCTGGAGGTACATAAGGATCGTCATTGTCATCACTACCTGGTCCGCCTAAATTATCATTATCGTCAGCTGGTGGTTCGTATATATCCATACCGCCACCGCCGCCGCCAGGATCACCGCCAGGTTCGCCGCCAATGTCCATGCCGCCATCACCTTGATTGGGATTGCCGCCTGGCCCAGGATCATCTGGTACTGGATCATCATCTATAACAACGCCGCCTGGATCTGGATCTGTTTCTTCTGGTGTAGTTGGATCATCACCAACTATGGATTCATCTGGCAGTATACCTTCATCCTGGTCAGTTCCATCTTCTGGTGTATCTGCGCCAGGTTGTCCTGGTCCTTGTGGTCCACCGCCAACATCTGATCCGCCGCCACCATCTCCAGGATCACCTGGTACTGGTGCATCATCTGATATATCTTCTGAATCATCATCTGGTGGTGTTGGACCATCTTCATAAAAATCATCTGGCGGACCTTCCGCTGGTGGTGGTGCTGGATTATCTTGATAACTATCGTCATCATCATCATTATCATCACCTATGCCTGGATCTGGACTACTTGGTGGATCTGGATCATAGTCTGGATCTTCTTCTGGTGGATCATAATTATCATCATCTCCACCGCCGCCACCGCCGCCGCCGCCATCATCTCCACCCATAAAACATAAGGTCGGATTGTTCCAGGGCATGATCTCGCCCAATATGTCCTCTTTTGCTTTTAGAAGGCCTATACCAATATCCAGTTTCAATTCCATGTTCCTTGTTAAAATATCGGACTGTATCTTTTACAATAAATGATACATGACCAAAGGGAGCGACAAACTCAGCCAGCCATAAATGATTGCCAGATTGCCACCAATCCTTTTCCATTGATGCGCCATCTCTTAGCCTGGTTAACACTTCGTCAGACACCAAACCATAAGCGCAAAAACCAACAAGCTTTTGATGTTTATTTCGCCAGTACCTATACTGATTAATCGTTAATGGTGTTTCAAAATTATCTATAAGTTTTCTTAAGCGTACCGATCTATGAAGCCGACTATGCCTAAGAAGCTCGACAACCTCACCAAAGCTAGGACTTCTTAGTTGCACCACCTAATAACGTCTTATACGCCACTCCATCTTCTTCACCCAATACGCCTTGTGATGAAGTCATTATGGTTTTTTTCCTAGACATTCTTTTAGGATCTTTCATTTTATCCTCGACCTCACTACGCTTTGTTGGCGCTGGCACAGCTTGTGCTGGTGGTGGTGGTGGAGGTGGTGGAGGTGTTGGCTTACTGCCGCCGAATAATCCGCCCATGTTACATTGCTCCTATACTATTAAATGGATTATAACTACTATCTGCAATCGCTTGTGGTGGTCGTTCAAACCCTCGGTTTTCCTTAACACCCACAGCAAAATATCTCCAGGCATCAGCCGCATGGCTGGCCCAATCATGTACTGGACTATTCCTAAAAGTCCTTAATCGTTCATTATACGCTCTATGATATTGTCTGAGTGACTCTAATCCAGCTTTGCAGTTGGCTTGGTCAAACCAGCAACGAGAGAGAATAAGTTGCGCAGCGTGTATGCCATCCTCAACTGGCAGCTTCGGAACAACCCTAAAATTAATCCCCAAATCGTATGAGATCTCTCGGCGGCTTTTGCCAGAGCCAAGCTCTCTAACCTCAATATCATGCGGCGCATTGTGACTTCCATAAAAATAGCCTTTAGACGTAAGTATCTTCGCATAGTGCGGCAACCCCTCATTCCTATTCTCGTAAAAATCTATAACATGAAGCGCCCTACCAACACTTTGAGTAAACCAAATGGCGGTGCTATCACCTATACCCAGATCCCACCAGGTATCTACTTTTTGCGATTGGTCATAGGGAACATTTCCTATGCGCCCACTTTCTTGAGCGGCTTGTAATTCTTTTCCAAAAATAGCTCCTGGCACATTAGCAACCCAAGAACATTCAAACTCTTGTTCAAACTGGTCCTCAGTCATCATCAACCTGGCAGCTTCTAATTCTTCTTTATCAACTATGTCAGTTTCACTAGCCTTATAAATCTGTGTAAACCAATCATCAGATGTTGTTGCTGCTTCATACAAATCATAAAAAGCATTGTGACCTCTAGGTGTTCCAATAAAGAACGCCCAGCCTTTCCTATCAGACAAAGCTGGTCTAATCACTTCTGGAAATAAACTTTCTGGAAGATCTGCCATTTCATCCAAGACAGTTCCATCTAAGTAGATTCCACGGAGTGAATCATAATTCTCAGCTCCAAGCAGCTGTATTCTCGCACCATTCGGCAGATCACATCTAAGCTCAGTTTCATGAAACCTAACCATAGGAACTTTACCAGCAAACTGTTTTAAGTAATCCCATGCCACCGCTTTTGCCTGGCGGTATGTAGGCGCTATATAAGCGTACCTAGGATTGGTTTGTGCATTTAGTATTGCAGCTCTTAGCAGATGGTTTATAGCCATCACAGTCTTGCCAAATCGTCTGTGACACACCACAACACCCCAGCGTTTCATTGTTAGCTCGTTATGCAGTTTTGCCTGGAGTGGTCTAGGTGAATAAGGAATCTCAATGTTCATGGCTTAGACACTCTCCCAAGAGTATAATATATACATAATAAGATGCGGCCTATTTCTGGGTGCATGGGGGTTGTTTTCTGCAAAAAAAGGCCAAATACGAGTTAGCTACTCGTAACTATTTGTAGGCTGCACAACAGTTACCAGCAATCTAGTGGCAAAACTTTTAAAATACTTTCTAAATTATTTTCCGTGTGCGAGATTACTGCCAAACAATACCTTAAGAAATACTTAGTTCCTACACGATCTCCAAGTTACCATTCGCCCAGGACAAAGTAACCTGGCCATTATTAGCAGCTGCTTTATCTTCTGCTTTATCCCTAACACCTAAAGGCTGCATCTGCCGAATATGTTTATCCATATGATCTGCTTCTAATCTTCTTCTTTGTACTTCAGCCATTGCTAGCTTAGGATCATCTGGCAAAGCCATCTTAACCAGGTCAAGTATCTGATCCCTCATAACCTCGCATTGCAACGCTCTAGCCTTACGATACATAACATGAGCATCATCATTCTCTTGCACCCATCTAAGCACAGTTCTCCAGCTTGGAAGATCTTTGGTGTTATTGCATATCCTGGTTAAGCTTTCACCCTCAGCAATCCTCTCACAGATCTTTTCCATCTGAGCTTTTGTAACTCTAATCTTAATAACTTTGGCCATGAATCCAGCTCATAAAAAAGCCTGGTACTAATAAGCGCTAAAGTACCAGGCGTTAACTTTTGTAATGTTACTAAAAACTGTATTATTTTCAGATCATTTAGTCAAGCACATTGATGTTAATAAAATTAATTTATATTTATTTGATCATACCCCTTGACGTTTAACGTCATGTGTATTATATTAGTAATGGAGGTAATAAACATGACAACATTCACTTTGACCGCTCACGATTGGGATCAAGCCAAAGGTCCTTGTTGTGGCGTTTTAGCTTGTGCTGTTGCTGCACAAAAGCCATTCAAAGATGCTTGGGCCTGGTTCAAAAACTTTGGTGGTAAAAGATACAAACATCATAGCTGGAAAGGTAGAACCTTTACTGCTGACTATGCTGGCTGGTTCAAACACGCTGGTGTCAAATACGAAAACTTGATGCCTGGTAAAATCACTTTGAGCAGCTTCATGCTTTACAAAGCAAAACCAAATGTTCCCTACTTCGTTGTAACAACTGGCCATGCTCAGATACTTTTCAACAACAAAGTAATCGACCAAAGAGGAGCAGTTAACATCCTCGAATACTGGGGAGCTAAGAAATTTATTAAGGAAGTCTTTGAGATCAAAGTTCCTAATAAAGCCTGGCAAGAATTAGGCTTGCCACTTTTCGACCACTTCAACAACTAAGGAGATACTATGAAAAGACTTGTTCATGGAACACCAATCACTCCAAAAAGGTTGTTACCTCAGCTCAAAGGCAAAAGCTTCTGTGTCAGTTATATGCACCCAGAACAGCTTAACGAAACTATCGAGCTTGTAGGTGACAACGAAGTTCTTATCCTAGACAACGGAGCTTTCACAGCCTGGAAAAAAGGTATTACTTTGGATGATGCCTGGTGGGATGGCTTTTATGCCTGGGCCAACGCTGCAATGGATAAATGTCCAAATGCAGTTTGTGTGATTCCAGACGTTATCAATGGCAACGAAGCTGATAACTTGCAGCTCATAGCTGATGCCATCAAGGGCAACAAAATAAAATACCCAGAAAGAGCAATGGCCATATGGCATATGAATGAGAGTTTTGAGCAGCTAGAAAAGTTATTCAGAATTTTTAACTTCATTGGTTTTGGCAGCTGCGGCGAAGTTGACATTGCCAAGAACAAACCAGGTAGCGCTTACATGGCCAAGATCAAACAAGCCTGGGCCTTTATGGCCTACTGGGAAAACAAATATAACATAGATAAACCTTGGATTCACATGATGAGAGGTTTGGGAGTTCTTCACAAGATTGGTTTTGATAGCGCAGACAGCTGCAATATAGCCATGAATCATTGGAGAAACAAAAACAATGTTGTTCACCATGTAGCTCAGTTTGCAGACAGACTTGAAGCCAAGGTCAACAACCAGGAATTGAACGAGCTTCCCTTGTTCAATGTAGCAGCTTAACAACTAAGGAGATAATATGAAAATTCCACAAATCAAACCAGATTGGAATACTGGCATTTATATTGGCAATGGTGTAGTTGCCAAACCAGTAGATTGTGTCTTGTACCAGGTCATAAAGAAATACCAGAATCATTGGCTCATTGCTGCTGATGGTAAGTTGATGGATGGACCAGATGGACCAGGTAGATATTTCACTACCAAAAAAGCAGCAGTCGCTTTTGTCAAAAAATACTACAACAAAAACTTTAACTAAGGAGAAAATAATGAGCGCATTTATCGTAAACCCAGAACACATTGCAGCACTAGTTGCCTACACTCAAGCACCTGGTTATCATAACCATTGCTACAATATATTCACCAAGCAAGAAATCTTTAATGGTGTAGAAAACTTATGTAAAGTTCTCGCCCAGGCTAACGTCAAGAGTGTCCAGGCTAAATATCACCAGGGAGAAATTAACCATGACTTCTTGCAAGAAATGATGATCTTTCCAGACGAATGTATCAAAGCTCTTGAGAAGTTTAAAGGCTTGATGGGAATGTATGGAACAGTTAACATGAGTGATGCAGACATTTACAACATGGCTGGTTGCCTGGAGTATCAATGCTGTGAGGTTGATAACTGGATTCAAACTGATGCTTTCTGGTTGATCCAAAAAATTAAAAATGCAGCTGGTATGAAAATGGCTGACAACGCCAAAGTAAAATGGAATTACGAAGCAGCATAATGAAAAAGCTTAGTAAACAACAACAAATAAATAGATTCTTAAAAAACTTAAAAGAGAATAACACCAGGCCTATTGAAAAATGGACCTGGATAGATCTTCATAGAGATTGTCAATCAAGAAACAATCTAAGAATTGTTAGAGCTTGTAGTAAAGCCTAACCAAAGCATCTTTATATCTTCGCTTT